GGAGAGAATCAATCAGAAAAACAGCAACCGACACTATTGCTTTATATGAAGCGGCAACGACTGTCGATGAAATTGCCGATCTTCAAGTTGATTGGGAAGCAGATCCAAAATCTAACACCAGATAAAATATATGTCACAAATAAGAGATTTAGCAGATTTTTCAATAACTTATAGTCAAGCAAATACTGGTATCATATCAAAAGGTACTAGCGGGGCAACATCAACTCCCAGTACATCATATGCACCTTCCTCGGCATATGATGTTGCTAATTCTGCTTATGCTGCAGCAAATTCTGTTTCCATGTCTCTACAATCGGTTCAAATTGCTAATTTTACAGCGGTTGCTGGAAGATCATATCCAGTAAATACTTCAAATGGAGCAATAACTGTCACTTTACCAGCATCACCAACTGCTGGGCAACAGGTGAATGTGTTTGATTATGCAGGAACATTTGCCTCAAATAGACTGTCAATTAACACAAATGGTCTGAATCTTAATGGACAAACTTCCTCTGTGGCTCTTGTGTCTGCTACAAATAGACTTTCAATAACTCTTACATACGTAGATGTTACTCAAGGTTGGATTGATACTTCAGATGCTATAGGATCTTCTATAGTTACTTTCCCTTATACGGCTACGGCAATTATGTGGGGCGGCGGCGGAGGGGCTAGTGGTGGTAACGGAGGCGGTGGCGGTGGTGCAGTTGGAAATATAACGTTTAATACTGGCATAAACACTTACGCAATTGTAGTTGGGGGTGGTGGTAGCACTATGGGACCTGGTGCTGGTACGGGGGGATCTGTTCCTGGTGGCGGCGGGTTAGCGGGTAATAATGGTTATGGTGGACAAGGCGGGGGATTTTCTGGATTATTCTTAACATCTTCAACGCAAGCTAACTCTCTACTCTTAGCGGGTGGTGGAGGAGGTGGTGCATACGAAGGGGTGAGTGCGGGGGCTGGTGGTGGTACAAATGGTGCCGGAGGGGGAAGCGGCGCTGCTGCGGGTGGTGGTGGTGGCACACAATCGTCTGGTGGTACTTCAGCGTATCAAGCGGGTGGGGCACTCTATGGCGGAAGTTGTGGTAGTTCGGGCGATGGCGGCGGCGGCGGTGGCGGCGGCGGTGGGTATTGGGGCGGTGGCTCTGGTACGGGTGATAACCCTGGTTCTGCCGGAGGTGGTGGTTCTGGATATTATAATAGTACGTACATTAGCAGTGCTACTCTTTACGCAGGTTCTGGAACAACCCCCGGAAATTCTGGCAGTAGTTTACGCGGAACTTATGGGAATACTAATACTCAAGGAGTCGTTATCATCTATTATGCTGGCACTCAAAGAGGATCGGGCGGCACGGTTACATCTTCAGGCGGATATACTTACCATACATTCACTAGTGCCGGAACTTACACCCCATAGGAGTAATTGATGTCTTGGTATGCTCAAGTTGTCTTTGATAAGGTGACTCTAATCATTTATGTCGTTGATGGAAAAGATAATGATTGGTGCCATATGGAATATGGAGGCACATGGTTGGGAGTGGCAGAGAATGGATCTATACGGGGGAATTTTCCTAGTATCGGGTTTACTTATGATGTTATTAATGATGTTTTCTATCCTTCTCAGCCTTATCCTAGCTGGACTATTTCTGCGCCGACTTGGACTTGGAAAGCACCAGTGCCATACCCTACTGACGGGAAAGTTTATACTTGGGACGAAGCAACGACTTCTTGGATTGGGGTAATAAGGTGAGTGGCAATCTAAAACTTAATCTCGGTGTAACTCTCTCAGCGGGGGATTTGGATCATATACTATCCTCAAATTCACTTCTTCTGGTAGTTATACAGCATAATTATCAGAATAAATAAAAATAGCAATAATAGAAATCTTGCGTCCTATTATTTAATAAATATTACTATAAACAACTATATTATTGAAACACTATGCCACTATATGAATTTTTAAATACAGAAACAAATCAAGTTGAAGAAATTTCACTAAAAATGTCAGAACTTGATAAATTTAAAGAAGAACATCCTCATATGAAGAGACACTTTTCAACACTAAATTTTCAAGATTCTGTTTCTTTGGGAATCAAACGACCACCTCTGGAATTCAAAGAAGGAGTTATAGATAAAATTAAAAGGGCAAATCCATTACATAAAATGGAAAGTCGCTGGGATTAAATATGATGACATTTTCTTGATAGTCATGGAACTTATTGACTAATTTCAAAAACCAAAATGGGGAATATGGTATTATACTATATTCCCTTTTTTTATTTAAAAAGGATGGTTTATGTCAAGAGTAGCAAAGAAAGTAAATACTAAATTCCTCAAAAGTCATGAGATTGATGAAGTGGATGATGTTTCATTTGTTAAGAAGCAAAGAAGAAAACCAACAACACCTGGGGCAACTCAACTTCAACTAAAAGAAATATCTCCATTAACAGAAAATCAAGGAAAAGTGTTCTCTTCTTATGCCGATGGTAAACATATAGTTTGTGCTGGTTCTGCTGGTACAGGAAAAACATTTTTATTATTTTATCTATGCCTAAATGACTTGATTAATTCGCAAGATTATAGTAAAATAATAATATTCAGATCATCTGTTCCTACTAGAAATATTGGATTCCTTCCAGGAGATGAAAAAGAAAAAATGGCAGCATATGAAATGCCATATAAAGGTATCTGTGGCGATTTATTTGGAAGATCGGATGCTTATGAAATTTTAAAGAAGAAAACTGTGGTTGAATTCCAATCAACTAGTTTTGTAAGAGGAACTACCTTTGATGATTGTTTGATTATTGTTGAAGAAATGCAGGATATGAATATTCATGAACTTTCTACCATTATAACCAGATGTGGAAAAGGAACAAGAATCTTTTTTTCTGGAGATTTTAGACAAACGGATCTTGATGGAAGAAAAGAAATTAGTGGATTTAATGATTTTATTAGAATCGTTAGTTTGATTCCTTCATTTAGTATTGTAGAATTTGGTTTGGATGACATCGTGAGATCGGGACTAGTAAAAGAGTTCCTTGTTGCCAAGGAGAAATTAGGATTATAATTTTATGGTATTTAATCATTGCCCTCCAATAGAATTATTGGAGTTGAGTACAGAAAATATTGATGGTAAGCGACATTATATTACCCCAGGTGGAAAGTATCCAAGCATAACCTCTATCCTGGGGCAATTTAAAAAAGATTCATTATTACAATGGCGAAAACGTGTTGGTGAAGAAGAAGCAAATAAAATCTCAAATAGAGCATCTTCTCGCGGAACCAAAGTTCACTTATTATGTGAAAAATATCTATTGAATGAAGAATTTGATAAGAAAAAATACATGCCGGATTCTTTGGCAAGTTTTTATTCAATAAAACCACATCTTCATAGAATTAATAATATTCATAAACTGGAAGTTCCATTATATTCAAATAGATTAAAGATTGCTGGGCGATGTGATGCGATTGCTGAATTTGATGGAGTTCTATCTATTATTGATTACAAAACATCCTCAAAAGAAAAGAAAGAAGAATGGATTGAAGATTACTTCCAACAAGCAACATTCTATGCTCTCTCTTATGCCGAATTAACTGGTATTATTATTAAACAAATTGTTATTATCATTGCTGTTGATGATGGAAACCCTCAAGTCTTTATTAAACCAACAAAAGACTATATTAATCCATTAATTGATAAAATTAAATACTATTATAAGCATTATCATTGACTTTTACTATAAAATAAAGTATAATAAATACTTTACCGACTAAATTTTTTGGTTGGTATTTAGTTTGCTTTTACATAAAAAAGTAATCTTAATCATCAAATAGAAGACCGACACATAAATCGGTTATATAGGAGACAAAAGATGAAATTTACATCAATCTTAACTTTAATGGTTATTTTTTCTAGTATTTCTTCGGCACAAACTGGAACTGCTTCATGGTATGGTCCAGGTTTTGAGGGTAGAAAAACCGCCTCAGGTAAAATCTTTCATAGTCAACATTTGACGGCGGCCCATAAAACATTAAAGTTTGGGACTAAAGTAAAAGTTACAAATCTACATAATGGAAAATCCGTATTTGTAACTATCACCGACAGGGGTCCTTTCGTAAGAGGACGAGTAATAGACCTTTCTAATGCAGCAAAATCAGTAATTGATATGAAAGGTGTTGCGAAAGTATCTTTGGAGGTTATTAAATAAAATATTTTGTATAATATGTGCCTCTTTCAATTCTGGAAGAGGTCTTTTTATTAGGAGACTTGTATGGTAAAGTTTGAAGAAATGGAATTGTTTTCATCAAAGATAATTTCATTAGCAGAAAAAGACAAGATTGGTTATATTGACGCAATTACCGAATATTGCGAATCCATTGGTTTGGAAGTTGATGTTGCTGCTAAATTAATCACCCCATCCATCAAGGCAAAAATTGCTGAAGAGGCGATGAAAAACAACATGCTTGAGAAAATTCCGGTATTGCCTATTTGAAAATATGAGCGCATATGATTCATATAGATTATATAATGCGTTAAAATTACATTTCAATTCAGAATCATATAACTATTTCAAATATCACGGAAAGATTAGATCAAAGACTGTTCCACAAAATCAAGTTTATATTTTTGATAAATTGGATAAAAAGTATGGTATGAATCTGGAAGATTTTTATGTTTCTAATTTTATTGAGGATCAAAATGTCTGGGTATTTGATTTAGTATCTGAAGAATGTAATGAGCGATATGTTAAGTTTCAAAAGAAAAAAGAAAGTTTGACTTATACCTTCAAGAATGATATAATTTCTCTGTTGGATGAGTATGATGATTTAAACAAAATTCTTTTAGTAGATGCTGATTTTCCCATATTGATGCGAAAAGTTTTACAAGAAACCATTTCATTAGAAACTTTACTTATTCTGAATTCCATAATAAAATTCTTTAGAATGTGGGAAAATAAAATTCAAGATGAATATATTTGGAAAGACTTCAAAATGAAGTGTATAAAATATTATCCCTTTATACACTTTGATAAGAAAAAATTTAAAGATATTATTTTACAGGAAATTAAATGTTCTCAAAAGATTTGTTAGATTGGTGTGTTCTAATACAGAATGCTCCAATCTCAGCAAACAACTTAAAATATAAACATCAAAGGTTCCTCCTTCTTTTGTTGGAAGAAACTAGATTTTTGGGCGATTCGGCATCATTAAGGCAAAGAATTTGGCACGTTATTAATAATACTATTGATAATCCAAAATGTTTTGAGTGTAAAATTAATAATGTAAATTGGAAAAGAAAGGGATATGCTAAATTCTGCTGTCCAAGGTGTGGAACTTTAAATTCTGAGACTAAAGAAAAGTCAAAAGAAAGTTGTATTGAAAGATTTGGTGTTGAGTACGCATTTCAATCTTCTGAAGTGAAGAAAAAAATTGATGCGACCAATATAGAAAGATATGGTGATAAAAATCCAGCAAAATCGCAAGAAGTAAGAGAAAAATATAAAACCACAATATTATTAAAGTATGGGGTTGATCATTATAGTAAAACCGAGGATTTTGTAAAAAAAAGAAAGAATTCTTGTGAAATTAAATATAACAGAAGCACATATAACCAGCAACATATTTCTGAAGATATTTTAAATAAATTGAATGATCGTGAATGGTTATATGATCAACATATTATAAAAGAAAAATTTTTAATTGAAATTGGACAAGAGTTGGGAGTATCTGATGTTACTATTGGAAATTATCTTAGAAAACACAGCATCATAACTCAACAACAAAAAACATCGTTACAAGAGATAAGTCTTAGAAAGTTTTTAGAACAGTATTTTGATGTTGTTCCAAATTTAAAACTTTTTGGTAGAAAAGAAGTTGATATTTTTATTCCAGAAAAAAATGTTGCTATTGAATATAATGGACTATTTCATCATTCATCCTTTAAAAAGTCCGTTCATTCACATCAACAAAAATATAAATTATGTAAAGAAAAAGGTATAAAATTATTGACCATTTATGAAGATGAATGGATTCAAAAAAATGAAATTGTAAAATCAAAATTGCTCCATATTTTAGGAATTTCTACCACAAAAAAGATTTTTGCTAGAAAATGTAGGATTATTGAAATTTCTCCACAAGATAAGAAGAAATTTCTAGATTCTTTTCATATTCAAGGAAATGGAAAGGGATCAATAAATCTTGGATTAATTTATGAAAATGAAATTTGTGCTGTTATGACATTTTTTATACGGACATCTGGAACATTTGAACTTAACAGATACGCAACAAAATATAATGTTATCGGAGGATTTTCAAAATTATTAGAATATTTTAAGAGAAGTTATGTTTGGAATAGTATAATAACTTTTGCCGATCTTAGATGGCATAGTGGAGATGTATATTTAAATTCTGGATTTATCTTAGAAAAAACTTTAAGTCCAGATTATGAATATATTGTGAATAAAACTAGAGTCCACAAATCCAATTTTAGGAAGGATTTGATTAAAAAGAAATTTCCTAACGAATATGATGAAACAAAAACAGAATTTGAAAATATGGATTTTCTAAAAATTCCTAGAATATATGATTGTGGAAAATTAAAATTTGTTATGAATATGGAGACTAAATAGAATGTAAATTATGTACTGTGTGGATAAGTTGTTAATAAATTGTATTAAGTTGTTTTTTAAGAGGTATTAATATATGTCAAGTTTTGCTAATTTAAAGCGTTCGTCTGGGTCTTCTCTTGAGAAGTTGTCAAAGGCAGTTGAGGCAATGTCCTCTCCAGCAAATTATAATGAAGGGGAAGAAAAGTATTGGAAGTGTGATGTTGATAAGACTGGAAACGGCTATGCCATCATTAGATTCCTTCCTGCCCCTCCACAAGATGGAGACGATGGACTTCCCTGGGTTAAATACTTCGATCATGGATTCCAAGGAAATGGTGGTTGGTACATTGAAAAGAGTCTTACCACAATCGGTAAGCAAGACCCTCTAAGTGAATATAATTCCGAACTCTGGAATTCTGGAATTGAAGCAAATAAGGAAATTGCTCGCAAACAAAAGCGCAGACTACACTATGTTTCAAATGTCTATGTAGTAAAAGATCCAAAGCACCCAGAAAATGAAGGTAAGACTTTCCTTTTCCGCTATGGTAAGAAGATCATGGAAAAGATCACAACTGCGATGAATCCTCAGTTTGAAGATGATGCTGCGGTTGATCCATTTGATCTTTGGACTGGTGCTAATTTTAAGTTGAAGATTCGTAAGGTTGATGGATATCAAAACTATGATCTTTCTGAATTTGATTCTTCTGCCCCACTAAAGGATTCTGATGATGACTTGGAAACGGTTTGGAAGTCAGAACATTCTTTGAAGGATGTTATTGATCAAAAGAACTTCAAGTCTTATGATGAATTGAAGACTAAGTTGGATCGGGTTCTTGGAGTAACTTCTGCCAACATTTCCCGTTCAAACACTATGGATGCTGTAAAGGCACAGAAGATTGAAAATAAGGAAAATGAAATTGAATCCGCATTCGGAGGATCTTCTGATGAAAAAGATGATGATTTGGATTATTTCTCCAAACTTCTAGAAGATGAATAATTAAATATTCATTTTAGATAAAAGGGGGCAATTGCCCCCTTTTTTATACTGTTCTAATTGAACCGTACTGTGCCCTGAGTAATGTTGGTTCGTCTGTTCTGACTCCAATATCAATACCCATAACACCGTCTGGTGATGGAGTTCCAGTACCACCCGCTGCTGGTTGAGATTGTCCTCCTCCCCCATTATTAATAATAGTTGGTTGGGATTCTTGTGGAACCATTCTTTCTTCTTTTGCTGAAGCAACCGTAGTTGTCAATCCTTCAAGTTTTGCTCCAGTACTTGGAGTTTCTTGAATCATTGAATATTTTGCGTTGATTGCTGCTGAATCAGATCCGGCACCTAAAGAACTAACATTTGGACTAGATGGTAAACTTTGTCCAACTTTATTCTGATTTGCTTTTATCTCTTGTTCTGCTTTTGATACAG